CTTCCAGATTTTCGGTGGGTCGACCGGCGCGGCTCCAACGACGATCAATGCCGCTCCTGGAACGTGGAGTTGGGCAGGTGCGAATTCACCGCTAGCAGTTCAGCAGATCAGCGCAGCGATAGGAACGTGGTCGTGGGCAGGTACGACAGCGACCATCCCTACGATGATCGCGGCGACTCCCGGTACGTGGAGTTGGGCCGGGTCTAACTCGCCTCTCGCGGCTCAACAGGTCAACCAGACCATAGGAACATGGTCCTGGGCAGGGTCTAACTCTCCCCCAGCAGTACAGCAGATCAATCAGGTCATCGGTACGTGGACCTGGGCTGGATCAACAGCAACGATCGACATCCAGCAGATCAACCAGACCCAAGGGACGTGGACCTGGGCTGGTACGACTCAGACCATCACCACACCGGGTGGTGCGACCGAGATCAACGCAGTCCCCGGAACGTGGACCTGGGCAGGTGCTCAAGCCACCCTCGAAGTACCGCAGATCAACCAGACCACAGGTACGTTTTCCTGGGCTGGAACGACTCAGACTTTCAATCAACTCATCAACGCGACTCCAGGAACTTGGACCTGGGTTGGAACGATCCAGGGGATCGTACAGACAATCTCGATAGATGCCACTCCGGGTCTATGGAGTTGGTCTGGTACAAGGGCGACGATTGTCAATGAGCCGGAAGTAACCGGCGGATGGCCGATCTACTACCCGAGAAGGAAGAAGAAACGGGAACCAGTACCGGAACAGACTCCTGAGCAGATCCAGGCTGATATTGGACTGGCTCAGATCCGGCTAGAACAACGCAGGGAATTGAGAAGGACTGAACGCAAGAGTCGATATCTGACCGAGCAGATCAGGTCCATCCTGGATGAACAGGACCGGATGAGGCTATCCATCGAGGCTCTGAAGCTGGAGCTGGTCCAAAAAGGTTTGAATGACGATGATATTGCCTTGATTCTTGCATTGGCGAGTTAATAGGAATAGGATACCCAAAACCTACTTGCCGGGGTATGTCGGCATGACTCATGGAAACATGGCAACTGAACCTCAAGTCTCGCCTGGTGAAGAGACTCAAATCCCTGCACCTGAAGTCGTTGAAGAAACCACGGAAGTCACGACCCCGGAAACTGTAGAAGCAAAGACCGAAGAGGTATCCGAAGAGGATGAAACTCAGAAGTCAATCAAGCGACTGCAGAGACGAATCGATAAACGGACCGCTGATGTCTATCGGAGTCGGGCTGAAAATGAACAGCTCAAAGCCGAACTGGAACGACTGCGGGCCGGGCAGACGGAAGAGAAACCGGAGCCGAGGGAATTTGCAAGGGATGATGTCGAAAGGCTCTCCGAACTGAAGGCAGAGGCGAAGTTATTCGCCAAGACAGCCGAGCAGATCGTAGAGAGCGGAAAGAAGCTGGAGCCGAAATTCACTGATTTGCTCAATGACCTGCGTACAGAAGTGGGTGATTTCGTGCAACCGAATGGACTGCCAAGTCCGTTCATGAAAGCGGTGCTGGATATTTCCGAAAACCCGACGAAGCTCATGCTTCACCTTGCGAAGAATCCTGACGTAGCCGGAGACCTTGCGGACCTGCCAGTAACGAAACTGGCGGCACGACTGGACAGAATCGAAAGAAGTCTGGCCGAGCCAACTCCGAAACAAAGCTCCGCCCCTAAACCGCTGGAACCAGTCAAATCCAAATCGAGTGATTCAGGTCTCCATGGAAATCTGAGTACCGAGGAATGGATGAAACGACGTGAAGCCGAAGTACGGGAACGGAGGAAATATTAAGGTGGCTTAAGTGGCCTCGAATACCCTAAGAACCCTAACGGACGGCGACATTACCCGTGAAGCCCTCCGAATCCTCAAGAACGCAAACGGAACCATCCGCAAGGTAAATCGACAGTACGACGACCGTTTCGGTGCCACTGGTGCCAAGAACGGTGGAACGCTGCAGATTCGTTTGCCGAACCGCTACTCGGTAACCGCAAGCCGAACCGCAACGACAGGCGGCGACAACACGGTTGAGACCATCACGCCTTTGGTGGTGGCGACTCAGAAGCACGTTTCGATGGGCTTCTTCTCGTCCGAACTGACGCTCTCCCTGGACGACTTCTCCAGTCGTTATCTCAAGCCAGCGATGTCCGTCCTGGCCTCGACCATCGCGTCGGATACCTGTGTTGCGATGCAGGGTGCATTCGCGAACTACGTCGGGACTCCCGGCACGGTTCCGAGTTCGTTCCTGACATACTCTCAAGCCGGAGAGCGTCTGGATTGGCAAACTGCCCCGCGCGATGGGAATCGCACGGTTGTTCTGAACCCCACGGCAATGGCTGCAACGGTCGATGCTCAGAAGGGTCTGTTCCACGCCGGTCCCCGGATCGCGGATCAGTACGAAACCGGTGTCATGGAAGCGATGACCGGCTTTGATTTCATCATGGATCAGAGCATCAACTCGCTGACGGCTGGTGCACGGAACACTGCTTACGTGACCAACGGCTCTCCGGCCCTGGTCTCTGGTACTGCTGTCCTGGCGGTGGCTACCGGCGCGAACGCGATGGTGGTTGGCGATCAGTTCACGATTGCCGGCATCAACGAAGTGAACCCGGATACCAAGCAGTCTACCGGTCAGTTGAAGGTGTTCACGGTCGCTGCGGCTTATGCCGGTGGTGCTGGTAACGTCACGGTGTCGCAGACCATCTACACGTCTGGTCCATACCAGAACGTATCTGGCACGATCGGCAACGGTCTGGCGATCACGTTCGTTGGTACTGCTTCCACCTCCTATGCCCGCAACCTCGCATTCCATCGGGATTCGACGGTTCTGGCAACGGCCGACCTGGAACTGCCGGGTGGCGTGGATATGGCTTACCGTGCCAACATGGACGGCCTGAGCCTGCGCTTTGTGCGTCAGTACGATGCGACGACGGATAACTTCCTGGCTCGCTTCGACATCCTGTACGGCATCAAGGTGGTTCGGCCCGAGTGGGGCGTTGTGGTCTACGGCGCGTAATGAGGATCGGGGCTCACAAGGCCCCGGTTTTCCAACCAAGGAAACCACATGACTACCCTAATCACTCGCGGCAACGTCAAATCGTTGTTCATGATCGACATCACGTTCAACCCGGCATCGGTTGCAACCGTCACTACGGCTGAACAGACCACGACTGTCACCGGCCTCAAACCCGGTGATATGGTGTTCTGGCAGAAGCCGACCAATACGGCTGGCGTCGGTGTCGTCAACATGCGGGTATCGGCAGCGGATACCCTGGCTGTGACGTTCGTGAACCCGACGGCTGGTGGTGTCGATGCGGCTTCGGAGACCTGGAGGCTTCTGGTGATTCGACCAGATCCTCAGGTTCTGGGCTCGATCGTTCCGCCACTGTAAATGGAACGGGGGGAGGAAACTCTCCCCGACTCACATGTCCGCATCAAAAGCCAAAGTACAGTCGATCACCACGAATGCCACGATTGGTCAAGGCCCTGGCTGTTATCACGGCTATGAAGTGACCGTAGTGACAGCGGTAGGAGCGATCAATATCCGTGACGGAAGCATCTCCGGAACCATCGTTGCCGTGATCCCAGCTGCCACTGCAGTAGGTTCCGGCAGGTATTACGCTCATGGAATCGCCGTGAATGGTCCGATCTTCGTCGAATATAACGGTGGTGCCACTGGAACCGTCTCCATCCTCTACGAATAATGGCAACCGCACTCGAAATCATCGAAAGCGCGATGGGAAAGCTCGGGCTGTTCGGCCCGGGTGACGTAGTTTCCGCTGAAGATGGAGATGTCTGTCTTCAAAGGTTGAACGCTCTAGTGGATGCGTGGGAGAACGAAGGACTCTTTGCCTACACCACGACCGATACGATCTTCACCCTACCAGCGAATACGAGTTCCAGGACCATTGGTCCCTCCATGCAGATCAACATGGTCCGGCCCGTGAAGATTCTCATGGGGTCATTCTGTAGGGTGGACAACATCGACTATCGGCTGACCCCCATTGGGGAGTCCGAGTACAACAACATTAGCCTCAAGAGCACTCAAGGGTCAGTTACTCCTAGCGTATGTTTCTACGATGGAGGAACACCGACCGGAATTGTCTACTTCTGGCCTATATCCAGTGTGAGTGTCGAGGTTCATCTCATCACCCCGGAATCCGGTGGAACAGCGACAGACCTGACCACGAGCTATGTATTCCCTCCAGGATATCAACGGGCTCTGGAATACAACCTGGCTCTTGAGATTGCTCACGACTTCGATCAGAAGCCGACTCCTATGGTAATGGGAGCCGCAGCGAATGCGAAGCGATCCCTGAAGCGAACGAATTCTCGTGTTCCTCAGTTGGATATGGAGCAGATCACGAGCGATAACCGTGGTCGCTCGTTGGTTGACTTCTATAGTGGACGATGAGACCCATTCCGTTAGATAGACTTAAGGAACTGTTTCGGTACGATCCAGAAACAGGCGACTTCATTCGCCTTAAGAGTCCATCAAAGTCGGCTAACACGAGCTTAAATAGTGTCGCTGGTGGGCCTGACGGTCTTGGGTATATTCGGATCAGGATTGATGGGCATAAATATAGAGCGCATCGACTTGCATGGCTGTACATACATGGTGCATGGCCTGAAAATCAAATTGACCACATCAATGGGAATAGGTCTGATAACAGGATATCTAACCTTCGTGATGTAACTCGCGGAGAAAACATCCAAAACCAGAAGAGCGCGCGCATAGACAACAAAACTGGGCTCTTAGGAGTGAGTCGTCTTCCGAGCGGAAAGTACAAAGCCTCCATTGGTTTCAATGGGGTGAAGAGGCATCTAGGGCAATACGATACGCCAGAGTTGGCGTACGAGATGTACATGCTTGCAAAAGACATGGTACATGTGAGTTCGGCGTGAAGCCTATAAATTTTATCGGGCCAGCGTACCAGAGTAGATCGGATAACTACTCCAGTCAGCGTTGCGTGAATCTCATGCTGGAGCCTGGAGTAGGGAAGGCTCCTGCTTTCCTGGCTGGTACTCCTGGATTGACAGCCCCATGGATCACCCTGACAGGTGGTGGAATCCGTGGGATGTTCGATCTCAACGGATCGACTGCGATCATGGTCAGCGCGGGGAACGTCTACTCCGTGACGACAGCGGGAGTTTCGACGTTGATCGGTACGGTGACGGACGATTCCAGACCAGTCCAGATCACCAGCAATGGAACGGATATCGTCATCTGTTCCGCAGGTAACCTCTTCTCGGTAACAGTCGGAGGCAGTTCGGCAACATTCATCCAATCCGGCATTGGGATGGTGGACCTGATCGATGACTTCTTCGTCGCGACTCTGGATGGGACGAACAACTACATCTGGTCCAATGCTGTCTCGACGGTTTTCGATCCACTGAACATCCAATCGACGAACGGTGCTCCTGACATCCTGAAAGGCGTCAGGGTGGCGCGAAGAACGATTTACTTCTTCGGCACCAAGTCCATCGAGCAGTGGTATGACGCTGGTGGGGTGGATATCCCGTTCTCTCGTATTGACGGTGGATTCTTCGAGATCGGCTGTCTAGCCAAGGACTCTATCGCTGAACTGGATGGGGTATTTTGGTTGGGAGGGGACGAGAACGGAGCCGGATCGGTTTGGACGGTAACAGGTGGGGCACCCAGGCGCATCTCCACGCCCGCCATTGAGTTCGCCATTTCACAGTGGTCGGACCCAACAGACGCTGAGGGGTTTTGCTACACCCAGGAAGGTCATAGCTTCTACGTCCTATCTTCTACTTCAGGGAATGAAACCTGGGTCTATGACATCACCACCAAGCAATGGCATCAGAGAGCTTGGCTTCATCCGAGCGGAACGCTCTATCGAGTAAGACCAAGGTGCCATCTGTACTTCGGTGGAAGGCATCTCGTAGGAGACTACGAGAACGGGAACATCTACGAATACGACCTTGATACCTACTCAGACAATGGGAACCCGCTACCAGCCATCAGGGCCTGTTCAACGCTCCAAGATGGACTTGAATTCCAACGAAACATGTCATTTAGACTCGACATGGATACAGGCGTGGGACTCACTACTGGACAAGGTTCAGACCCTCAAGCCATGCTCCGTTGGTCGAAGGACGGTGGTAAAACATGGTCCAGTTCGATCTGGAGAACATTCGGGAAGATCGGGGATTACACGAAGCGGTGTATCTGGCACCGAGTAGGAGGCGGTGAGAGAACCGTCTTCGAGGTCACTATTACCGACCCGGTGAAGAGGAACATCACCGGGGCTTTCGTCTCATGAGCCAAGTCCGTCAATTCGAGCCGACATCGATCTGGAGCAATCCGGATGGAACTCCGACGACTCGGGCGCTAGGTTGGATGAGAAGCATCAGTGATTTCATCGGAGCGACTTTCGGAGCAATTCCTGCGGGATCAATATCAGGTGCCGGGACTTCCACTTCCACGTTCTTGAGAAATGATGGTGTCTATGCTGTTCCTGTGTCGTCAGCAAACCCAACAGGAACGGTAGGGCCTACTGCTACGAACGGAACGGCTGCGACGTTCATGCGGAGTGACGGGGCTCCAGCATTGAACCTGACCACGGCTTACACGTTCACGAACAGCATCACGGCGGCAAGTCTCGTAGCAGTCGGTGGATTCGGATGCAATAGCAAGGCGGCGCAGACTTCAGCAGCTATCGGGGCAGCGGTAGTAGGAACGGCAGCAACCAATGCCGCCCCTTGGGGATATGCAACCCAGGCCCAGGCAGATGACATCGTGACCAGACTCAACACGATCCGCTCAGCCCTGATCGCTAATGGGATACTCGTATGAGCGATTTCCTGGCATCTCTGAGCCACGATGAGCTTATGAGGCTCAGGCACCAAAATCCTGACCTGCAGGATATTTTGGCCCCATACGAGCATAGGGCGTTTGCTCGGGAGTACGTAGGACAAAACCCATTGGGAGCTTTGGGGATGATCGGAGCGATCCCCGGATATCAACTCTACAAGATGACCGGAAGGTCAGGAGCGAGATCGAATCCATCGCTGGATCAGATGGTTCAAGGTTTCAAGGGAACCGGAGAAGGGCTGATGAACGCCCTGGCTTTCAAATGATGGATTTGGCAGTCATTGATAGCAGAGATAAGGTCGAACGACTACAGGTCGAGCTATCGAAGTTGCCTCAATATGAGCCAGAGACGAAACACTACTTTCACGGCGGTATGTACTGTCGTGAGGTATACCGGGATGCTGGAGTTCTGGTAGTCGGTAAGGTCCATAAGAAGGAACATTTCTACCTAATAGTCAGTGGTTTAGTCCGAATTACGTCTGATAATGGTGTGATTGAGGCTGGTTCTGGAACTCTGATGCTGAGTAAACCAGGTACGAAACGGGCTGTTTTAGCGCTTGAGCCAACGGTATGCATGACGTTCCATCGAACTGATTCGGTCACAGTGGAAGATGCCGAAAAAGAGTTGGTCGAAGAAGATGACCACAGCATGTACTTAACTGGCAACGTCAGGAAATTAGAGGTGTTGTCATGACATTCTGGGTAGCAGGCGCAGTCGTTGTAGGGAGCGCTCTCACTTCCAACGCTGCCAGTAACGCGGCTGACGCTCAATCAGGGGCGGCGGCAGATAGCAACGCCCTTCAGAAGTACATCTACGACCAGAATCGGGCTGACCAACAGCCTTGGCTACAGGCCGGTCGAAGTGCTCTGGACAAGTTGAACGCTCTCCTAGCGGACGGAACGATCACCAGCAAGTTCGCAGGAGACATCACCAAGGAACCAGGGTACGCATTTACTGCGGCTGAGGGACAAAGGGCTGTTGACAACAGCGCATCTGCTCGTGGAGGTATCGGTGGGGCTGCGCTCAAGGCAGGAGCTAGGTTCGCTGAAGGTAACGCGAACAAGTACTACAACGATGCGTTCAACCGATTCCAGACTGAGAGACAGAATACGCTCGATCCGTTGTATCGGATGGCCGGCTTCGGAAGTTCAGCCAACACTCAGAATGCTGCTGGTGGTGTGAACATGGCGAATCAGGTTGGAGCAAATTCGATCTTCGGAGCACAGGCTCAGGCTCAGAATGCTCTGGCTCAAGGCAACATATACGGAAATGCAATCAACCAACTTGGGGCCTTGGGAGCAAGACAGAAC